TGGGTTATTTATAGTTGTGTATGCCATATTATATCCTATCCATATGTATTAATATTTTTTGTATTTAATGCGTAATATCCAGATGGTACATCATATTCAAATAAACTTCCATTACCATTTGAACCAGCAGAAGTTATAGCTGTGACACCAAAATGACCATTGCCAAAATTACATTCGTATGTTGCTAATGTGCCTCCCACATCAGTTAAATAAAAGAAATAAGTTTCACCAGCAGTTATTGCTATTGCACCAGTTCCAGTGCTACCTGATGTTGGCACTCCACTATTTTGATATGTTCCATTTTTATGAAAATATAATTTTGAATTATCTAAATCCATGGCAATCCCTATTATGTCAGCGTCTGTATAAGTGTTGCCATAAGATGCGCCTGATGTTCCAGTAGCAGTGCTATATTGTTTACCAGTATTTGCATAAATAAAACTATCTGATATTTGCGCTGAAAAGGTTGTACCTTGTCTAGCTTTTTCTGATGGGTCAAATGTTATACCAACAGCACCCACACCATTATCATCGGTAATTTTAATTTCAGTGTACCATTTACCTTGTGATGCACCAAAAGTTGATGTTCCACCAAAATGTCCTGGGTCAGAATTCATTGTTATAGTTTTTGTATTTGCAAAAGAAAATGTCGGAGCATTAGATGTTGGTACATTTAAAGAATTTAAAGTGGCGTAGCTATTTGATGGTGTATCAACTGCTTGTTTTAAATTTCCATTAACAGTAAATGTATTTGAGTTACCAGAACTATCTGTACCTAAAGCACCAGAGTTTTCAAATTTTAAATGAAAACCATTATTACCAAAAGTGACACCAGTTGGTTGTTTGAATTTCCAGATACCTGATGTAGAATCTGTTTCACCAAATGATGTTGGTGCTAATGCTGAACCATCGACAAATGCAGCATGGCTTAAATAGCCATCAAAATAATAATCATCGTTAACATTTCTTCTTCCTATATTTTTAACAGTAGATCCATTTGCTCTTGTGTCAGAGTTTAGTGATGGATATGTTGCTGTTGTAAAAACTGTTTCTTGAACACCATTTACATAAATTTTAACTCTGTCTGATGCTGTTGATTGTGTAGTATCTGTTGCAACTACAATATGATACCATGCGGCTACATCTCTAAATACTCTACTTGGTTCAACAACTATTGTATTCGATCCACTTACTCTTTCAAAATATCTAAATTTATCGCCTGATTGCAATTCTATTCCACCTCTATTATTAGAATCTGTTTCATAAGATAAAAAGGCTTGATCTGCACCTATGGTCGATCTTTTTACCCAAAAGGAATATGTAAATTTTTTACTATTGGTAGGTGTTGAACCTGATCTTGATAAATAACTATTTGCCATAATATTATCCTAGTTAAACTGTCCTGAGTTATTTGCTCCTACTGTTATTTGTATAGTGAACGCTCGATCAGCAGTTTGCCCCTCAGCATCTGTTGCTCTAACTGTAAAACTAAACAATGTATCTGAAGAAATTCCAGCTGATACAGTTCCTGTTATTGTAGCAGAACCTGAGCCAGTATTCAATGATAGACCTGTTGGTAAAGATCCTGATTGCACTGCAAAAGATGTTGCGTTAGTTGCTGTGATCGTGATTGTTGAGATAGTATCTCCAGCAGCAAATGTTCCTAATGATCCTGCTGATGTTTGCCAGGCTGGTGCATCAGAAACTGTTAGTACAGCACCTGTTTGAACTGCATTACCATCTGGGTTTTCGATATATAATTTGTATGTGCCGTCTACAGGCAAAGTAAATTTGGCTGTAATACTTGTTGAAGATGAAAATGATACTTCATCAGCTACAACACTTGCTCCTGTAGAACTATTAATGGCTGTAACCAAAGGTGTAGATACAAAATTAGTTCCGGCGATTGTACAAGTAGTTTGTGTATTTTCAATTGTTGATGGTGTAATAGATGAAAAAGTTGGTCTTGTTTCTGTAGTTAAAGTGATAGATCCACCAAGGGCTACTGCTTGACCGTTGATTGTAATTTGTCCTGAACCTGTAAGTGCAGTGTTTGCAATATTCTGTGTACCAGTTAATGTTGCACCACTAGGAACAGTAATAGTATCACCACTATCTCCTAGCTGTACACCTGTCCCTGATCTTGGACTTATCTTATTTACTTTTACTTCACTCATTATGTTATGATACTCCTAATATAATCCCAATTCCAGTTATCTTTTTCAATATCCGATAATCTTATCTCAGTCCATTCAGGGCCAAAAGTTTGTGTAACAGGCTCACCAGCTATAAAAGTATCTTCTGTCCAAGCTGATTTATAATACATAACACTAGGCACTGAACTAGGTGATTTATTCATATCATTAATATAACCATTTCTTATTGTCTCTGCAGCCTCGTCTGGTCCCCATGGAACAAGAACCACATCATCCTCAGCACTATCTATTAAAGATTGTGCATCACCATATATATTATGAAATAAATATAATTTGTCTAGATCTACTGCCATAATTAACTCGCTGTTATACTTAACCTTCTAGCTGTTCCAGCACCACCAGCACCACCATGTCCTCCAGCACAAGCACCAGAACTACAAGATCCAGTTCTTGATCCTCCAGCTCCACCGTTTGCTGTGAAGGTACCAGAAAAACTATCTGATCCATAAAAAACTGTTACTGATCCACCACCCGATGCGCCTCCGCCACAAGTTCCAGCTGAACCATCTTGATCGGAAGATCCAACTCTTGTTCCACCATTAACACCATTACAAGTAATTGATCCACTACCAGAAAATGTGCCTGTACAATAAATAACTAATACACCACCTGTGCCATCTATATTTCCTTGATCACCTGAGCCAGTTCCATTTGCAGATCCACCCGGATTTCCAGCACCACCAAAAGTACCTGAACCTTGTTGAGCCGAACCTGCAGCACCTCCAGCACCTCCATTTGCTTCTGCGGCTCCACTACTAGCAGAATTATTTGACCAAACTCCACCAGATCCTGATCCACCAGAAAAACAAGTTCCTGCGGCTGCTGCACCAGAAACAGTTGCTCCTGCTCCATTATTATTTCTTACTCCACCTGAACCGCCTCCGCCAGTTCCCCCCGCAGTACCAGCCGTTCCAGTATTTCCAGTTGCACTTGCATTTGTAATTGACTTTGCTGCAGCACCTGCACCACCTGTTGCAGGAATTTGCGGATTAGAAACTGATGAATAAGTTCCATCAGAAATTAATTTAATATTTGCTGCAGTTACATTTCCATCATCAGAGGTATGATTAGCACCTCTTGCTGACATAGATACTCCACCATTGCAAGTAAAATTTCCGTTTACATAAATACAGGTAAATAATTTTCTGTTCGAAGGTATGATAGTCTGACCAGCATTTATTGTTAAATCTCCATTAATATAAATTAATGAAGACCTACTATCTGCTGTTGTTGTAAAAAAATCTGTATTAGAAAAACTTGAAACAGTTTGATTACCATGTTTAATGCAGTAATCATAACTTCCTAAAGATTGAGAATTTATTGTAAGAGTTCCTCCAGCTGTTGGAGCAACATTTGCAGGGGTTGCATTTGGCCAAGAGCCATCTTTTACGTTATTATAATATTCATCTAGATCAAACATTCCTGAAGCTACTCCAAGAGTAACTGCAGACTCTGCAAAAGTTTTTAGATCAGCAGCACTTTGATTGCCTCCAGCAAAATTTGCTGCTGTAGAAATTGTTGTAGCGGTTCCAGAAATAAATCCACCTTGACGGTTAGCCATTATGAAATCTCCTCATAACTAACAATGATCTCAAGATCACTTGCGGCACTGGCAAGAGCAGTTATTTTGTCCCCCTCCTCTAAATAAATTGATGTGTTTTTACCTATAACCTCTAATGAAGAATCAGCAGGTATAGTTACTGTAGAAACAATAGCGTAGGAAGTTGTGTTGTCATTATTGTAGTATTTAACTGTTGCATCTGCAGAGTTTGTTCCATCAACATTAGAGACAATAATTGTATTTATTTTAAAAATTTTTCCTGAAGAAGAAGCATTAGTAACAATATCTGCAGAACCTGTTCCTAAAGCAGCCCCAACAATTTTACCTTGAATTGTTGTTACGTTTACTATGTTTGGGTTAGCCATTTATTTTCTCCTATCCAAAAACTATACTCATTGCTATAGCTTTACCTGTGCTAGTTTTAGTATCTATTTGAGTTTGAATATTTGAAGATACGCCATTCAAATTTTGAAACTCTGAATCAGAAATAGTTCCATCCGCAATATTAGTTGCTGCAAATGAAGCTCCTGATCCGACAGACACTGTATCACCAGATTCGCCTATAGTCAATGACGTTCCTGTTGATGGTGCAACTAAATCTACTTGTATTTTACTCATTATATTACTGCCAATGTTCCTGTTACTGTCACCGTACCAGTCACGGTTACGGGGCCTGCTAAAACTCCTGAATCTATTGTTTGTGAATCAGATATTGTTGAAGCATGTGTGTTGATATAAGTTGATGCTGTCATACCTGCAGACGGAGCACGTTTTGCAGGATAAGTACAGAAAACAGTTTTAGTTCCAGCACTAAAATCAACTTTGTTATCTGAGTTTGAAGAGGAGATAACGGTATCTCTTGAAAGTGTGTCAGTACCTGCATCAGTTACTGTTCCAATACCAACTTCAAATTCAGCAGTTCCATCGTTAGATATAGCATAGAACGTATTATTAGTGTCACCAATACCAGCAACAAAAGTTTCGAAACCTACTTCAGTTCCTGTTAAACTAAATGTTCCTGTACCAGTGGTTGTACTAGTTTGCTTAACTCTGTCATTTAATACAAAAGCCATTTATTTAAATCCTTAATATTATGCGTCGCCAAGTCTAATAATAGCGCTAGAAGAGTTAGCAGTTGGAAACTGAACAACGAAATCTCCGTTTGTTGCAGTTTTTGTTCCGCCAAAATCTAGAACTAATACAGCTTCGTTACCGCTACTACTCTTATAAATCAATGCACCAACAGCAGATAAAGTTACAGATGAAAAAGTTAGATCTGCAAAATCTACAAAAGCAATGTTACTTGCTACTGCTACACCATTATTAGTTAAAGTATTTCCACCTGAAGTATAGTTTGTTCCAGATGTAGAAACTTCGTTAGTTGCAGTAAACGCAGTCGTTGATGTTGTTAGACCTGATATGTTTGTATATAAAGCAAGTTTAAAAGTTGATCCACCAGATGAATCAAAATTAAACGTTCCTTTTAACAGGTCTGTTTTAAAAGAGTCAGGTACTACATTTGCCATTTATTTTCTCCTTAGTATTTTGATGGTGATTCAGATTTTAAAGGAGTACGAATAGCCCCATCTTGCCATTCATCTCTGCGTCTTCGACCTTGTTGTTCGATCGCGTACGATTGTAAAGCTCTTCTGAAAGATGCCTCGTAGTATTGTAACATATCTACAGGCCCTTTCAAGTATCCATATGCTTCTACCAGACAAGCATATAAAAGTAAATCTTGATATTTATTAGATACATAAGTTCCGCTAGAACTTACAGTAGTATCTGTAAGACTAGTTGGTTGTTTTATATAAGCTAAAGTAATCTCAAATGTAGCGTTTGGTGTTGGTGCTACTACCCAAAAATTAGCATCCCAGTTTCCATAGTATTTAGGAAGACCGGAAGCTGTGCCTGGAGTATCATAAAACTCTGCCATGAAACTTGTATCTCTTTTTTCTAAAAACACTTGATTACCAGAACTATCTTTTAACTGAACATATCTGATAATTCTAAGGTCAGAAGGTATGGTTACGTATCTATTACCAGCTTGTAGATTTGATGTAGCATAAAATCTATTATCATCAGAATCAGCATCTCTATAAATTCTGTTTTCAGCATTTTTAATCATGGTATTAATAACAGCGTTAGATAAAACTCCACTATCTACCTCTGTGTAACTTCTAATATCATCTTGTAAATTTGTAAGTGTGTATGCCATTATGCTTGCTGTGTCACAGGTCCTGCTGTAACAAAATCTCCTCCAAAGTTACCACTTAACGTTGGAGTAGATCCTAACTCAAACGTATAAGTATTTGTAGCTATACTTGTTATACTAAATCCTGACGCATTTTCAAATACTGTATAAGCTAATGCTCCAGGGCTTCCATTAACATTTCTAAATCTAACTGTTTCAGAAACTGCTCTACCATGATTCGGTTCTGTTACCGTAATTGTTTGATCACTTGCAGTAATGGAAAAAGGGTCACTTGGTAACATATTCTGTGTAGCAGGTTCCGTTCTTGCAGGTCTTGCATTCATTAATCCTTGTGGATCTCCTGAGTATCTAGTTGGCTCTAATTGTGGTTGTTTAGCCTCAAACTCTGAGATATGAACAAAAGAACCATTCCATTCTTTTACCATCTCATTATATGGAAATTCCATTCCTGATCTATCTGATATTGCTTTTGCGAATTTTCCTCTAGATAATTTAGACATTTGGATAATAAGTTTTAGGTGTAATAAATGAACTTGAAGAAGAACCATCTTCCTCTAACGCTCTGTTTAATTCATCTTCGTATAACATTTTTAACATTTGAATTCTATCTGGTGCATATTTAATTGCTAGATAATAAGAAAGTCCTGCAATCATACATGGTACAAATCTATATGGAACGTCTGCATCATTAGTATAATCACCTGCATCTTGAATTCTTTTAACATAATAATAGTTTAAAAATTTACCAGCTTGATCAGATCCTGGAGTTAAATACAGAGTTATAGTAATTCTATCTATTAGTCTTTGAACATAGTATTGAGTTGGTTGTCCTGTAGATGTTTTATTAGACAACGCTTGATATGCAGATCTATTTATTTTTGTAAGAGGTGTATCAATATTATTATTTCTAAAAGATGCTTCTAAAACATCATCAACTCCAAAGACAGCAGTGGCATCAGATGTTCCATCTGCAGAAGATCTAAACATTGTATAAACTGATTGATCGGCAACTAATGTAATATTATTGTTTGCAATCTCCCAATAGTGCAAACCTCTATTAGCCCATTCTTGAAATAAAATATTTAAAGAACGTCTAGCTCCTTTTAATTGATAACCAGATACACCTTGAATTCCTATTCTCTCATATGCTTCTTCAACGATATCAGAAATAGAAAAACCTTTTTCAAATGTAGTTGTTCCAGAGGTAGTGTTAGCCATTTAACCTCCTACTTATCAATCAATAAAGTAGCTGCATCTATGTTTGTAATAGTAGAAACTTTCATTCCACCTGGAAATAAAATTCCATCTTCAGGGATGTTCATTGAAAAAACATCTCCATTAGGAACGTCAGCTTGAAACAAAGTTGTGCTATCTGTATTGTCTTGAAGAATTATAGTCCCAGCACCACCTGCATCAGATGCTAAGATGATTCCTCTAAGTCTAGTTCTTCCAGCAAATACTGCTCCTGTAGCTGTAACTCTAACTGATTTTACATCACTTTTCATTATTTTCTCCTTAAAATTTATGTGGGCCCAAAGGCCCACACTAAATTAATTATTATGAACTTGCTATGTTTCCAAGCGTGTCACATCTTTTCCAGTTTGTTCCATCTGAAAAAGCATATACTGCTGCGCCTGCTGCACCATCGTCAACAAAAATCATTACGCCTTTGTTGTTAGCTGCTTCTAATGAATCAGTTCCATTAGTAACAGTGTTTGCATCAGTAACCGACCAAGTGTTAGTTCCACCTTGTTGAGTGTCACCTGCATTTGGGTTAGGTCCACCAATAAATCCATTAAGGGATGTTACTGGTCCTTTAAATGTAGTGTTTGCCATGTTTGTATCCTCCTAGTTTTCCGAACATAGTCTCTAGGCCGTCGACTGTATTCGTCTATGTTCTTTTAATAATTATACAGCGTAAAAACTATATACTAGATTTATGTAGAGTGCAAGAGAGCCTGTGATGTGGAGTGGATTTTTTCCAACGATGTAGCTTTTTATTAAGTAGCTACTGAAACTTGTGGAGCGGCACCTTCAATAACGTTTTGCCTGTGGGCAATATCTGCTTCTTCTAGCTTGATCTTCGTGATAACACCTTTTATTTTGTCATCAATCCTGACCATGTCAAGAGTATATCTACCATTAGATAGATGCTCCTGTTCCCACTTCAACTCCAAGGACCTTTTTTGTTTGTATAGGTCTTGTATCATACATAACCTCCTCATAGGTTATTCTATATTTGTCAGAGGCAAATACTTTTTCTCCGACATATTCCCAGTTTATATCATTTACTCCTAGTTTGTCAACTATAGCTTGTTCAAGGGAAATAGGGTCATCGTTAGATGAAACTTCAAATTTTGTGTAATAATCGTATGCGTTTATGGTAATTATAAATTTTTTCATGGTTTTTTCTATTACTTTCTAATTGTGGCGGAACAATGTCCCGCCACAAAAATTATATATTAAGCACCTGGTGATGCAAAAATACCTCTAAAGTCAGATACTCCAAATGAATATCTTTCTCTAGCTTTGTATCTTACGTTACCAGTATCGAAATCACCTTCCATCGCTGTTTTGATAGGAGATCTTTCGAAATACTTCATGCCATTCGGCACATCAGTGATAATGTAGAACGCATCTGTATCAGTTAAGAAATTGTTAATTCTGTAACCTTGTGGGATCATACCCATAGACGCAAGTGCATTTACATCATTGTCTGCTGTTCCAGTTCTACCCTGAGATTTCATCAATCTTTCAGCTGTGAACTGTAACTCACTAGGAATAATCATTTTTATTCCTCTAGCAGCAACTTTAAGTCCTCTCTCATCAGTGAATGCATTAATGTCAATTAATGATTGCTCTAATGAAGTCTCGTTTAAGTCAGCTGCTGTTGTTAAAGTGTTTTTAACAGTCCCAGATATTGTTGGGTGAGCTGTGTTAAATAGCGTTACACCATCACCTGATTTGAACGTACCACCTGGTAGTCCATTATTTAGGATGCCCGCTGCTTTAACTTGTTTAGTATTCGCCATAGATCTAGCTAATGCTTTTGTATATCTACTAGCAAGTCTGTCATACAAGTTATCCTCAATTGCTTCTTCAGTTATAGAGAAGGCAAGAGCTACAGTCTCGTGACTATATCTTGCAGTGTAAGTTTCTTGAGCATTGTCAAAAACAACTCCACTTCCTTCTGGTTTAACTTGAGCTTTTGCGAAACCTGATAACATAACTTCTTCTTCAAACGCTCTGTCTGAAGATTCAGTAGTGTATATCTCAGCATGCTGATTCTCATAACGCTTATACTCCAGGCCGAATAAGGCATTCAAACCTGGTTCTAGTTCTTTAACTAGTTGTCCTCTTGATATAGCCATATTATACTCCTGTTGTACCTTTTAATTGGTGCTCGTTAATCATAACGACCAAGTTAACATTTGCAGAACCTGCAGTATTGTTTTCTGGGTCTTTCGAGATACCAAGTACCCTCAATTGTGCAGTACCAGTTTTAAGATCTGAATGATCCAACTCTACTTTTGAAATAAAGTTTGGAGCAGATCCTGATCCGTACACAATATCGGCGTTTAGACCTACGTCTGCTGCTGCAGTCGCATCGTCTGATTGAACTTCGAACCTTTCATAAGGATCATCTGCTACAAAACCGACAATGTCAGTTGCTGTATTAGATGCCTTTAAATGGTTCGCAAATGTTGGTTTGCTTGTTGAAGCATCAGTAAAAAAGACACCATTAAGGGGTCCTAATAGAGCATCACTTGCTGCCGCTACACCAATAGTACCAGTAGATAAAATTTCTACTGGGTCGTTTTGGAATATCGCTGAAGCATTTGCCGCGATGCTGTATTCGGATAAACCTTGGTTGTCTCTATTCTGACCAACTTTTCCGATCGATCTTAGACCGAACGCGCTATCTTTATTAGCCATAGTTGTTGTCCTCCTTTAGACATTTTTAGTTTATCCTTTGATGGTTAAGAATTCTGTTAGGATTTCTTTGAGCCACCGAAGGTTACACGTGACTGTCTATCAATATTGATAGGCATGTCGGGGTGCTGTTCCTTCATGAGATCAGAATCAACCGCTTTAACTTTGTCTTCATGCATTTTTGCATAATACTCAGAACGCGATTTTGCGATCTCAACCGGTACCCTTGCCAGCACAAGGCCACCAACTCCGATCACTCCCTTGTATTTACCATCTTCAACAACTGGGTAGTCTGAGTCAGGATATTCATCTGATCTTACTAATTCATATCCAGATCTTAATCGACCTTGGATATTTTTAGTATCATTGAATCCTAATGATTCAGCCCGTAGCCATCTATGTTGAAATCCTGTTGGCGCAGGGGGTGCATCTAAAGATGACGGTGGAGTCCAGACTTTAGGTTTAGATTGTTTTTCTCTAGTCTGACTCGCACGAGAAGTTCGTTTTTCATTAGTCATATGCTTATACCTCCTTCGTGATTTTTAATTGTTTCGCATATTCTTCAAGTGGCACTCCTAATTTTTTAGCGATTGCTACCTGTGATGAAGTGAGCCTCACAGAGTTTTTGCGACCTGTATTTGTGCTTCGCTTCGCTGAAGCTACTGTTTGCACGGGTTTGGTCGTATTTTCTCCCTTATCAGTATTATTACCGAATTTGTGAGGGAATTCAAGTCTTATTCTCTTATCTATTTCAGAATAATACTCATCAGTTTGTGGATCATAACCTTCGTCCTCAGTAAGCTTCTTATGTAGGTCAAAAGCAGTATAAGTCATAGCTGTATCCTGTCCAAACCACGTATTTTTAGATGCCCACTGTTCAGCTTTAGGATCAGGTGTTGACTGATCAGGCTTCTTATTAAGGTTAAGTTCCTTTCTCGGTTTTGCGTCTAGTTGTTTTTTATACTCTTCTTGAGCAACTTTAGTTTCCTCAAGTTTAGCTTTTTTATAACCAAGTTCAGATATGGCAGTTAAAGCTTCTGCTTCAGCTGTAAGATCATTTGCTTCTCTAGCTGCTGCGAGTTTAGCTTGCGCTGCTGCTACACCCGATACAATACTATCTTCTGTAGACTGTAAGTATCCTGGTTCAAGTTTAGAGATTTTAGCTTCTGCTTGCTCTCTCAATTTAATTTGAGCTTTAGCATAATCAGTAGCTTCTTCTCTTTGTCTTTCAGCTTCTCGCCATTTCTTAGTTAGTTTAGCTATTCTTCTTTGTACTCCTTCAGAGTAATCTTTTAATTCGTCTTTCTCTTCTTTTTGTTCTTCTTTTTCAGAAGTTTCTTTCTTTTCTTCTTCCACACTTGCAGTTGTGTCAGTAGATTCACTATCTGTGTCGACAACGTTAGAAGTGTCATTATCAGTTTGAACATCTTCTTTCTCCTTATCTTGTGGCAGTTCTACATCTACCGGTGGACCGGAAGTATCAATGTCAACTGTTTTGTCTTCTTCTTGCATAGTATTCTCCTTCTATGTTTAATATTGATGAAGTATATCTTCGGGGTTATCTATAGTAGCTAATACTTCATCATCATTTAGCAAACGTACTTCACCCCCGTCAATTTGAATTCTTGATCCTGCATAACGAGCAAAGATCACCCAATCACCTTTCTTGCACCATGGACCTTCTGGAAATTTTTCTTTATCATAACAATGTGGACCCATCGCAAGAACAAGACCACAAGTAGAACCTACTTGCTGTCTTTCAATTGTATCTTGTCCAATATATAATCCACCTTTAGTTTTTTCTGGCATTTTAAATGGTAAAACAACCAATCTCCAACCAGTTGGTTTGGGTAACTTATTTGATTCTTTTGTTTTTAAACGTTCATAACCATCAACTTCTTTCTGATGATCATCTTTATACTTGTCTAATAATGCTGATTTAATCTTCGGATTTTCCGAATTTGATGATGTTGTCTTCTCTTCTTTTATCATTTTCTTGCTCCTTTGGGTTTAGCAGGATAGAGATTTCCTGTAATATATTTACATAGGCATGTGCCTGTCCCAACATATACTTATATTTTTCCATATTGTCAACAGCACCAGCCATCATGCTTTCTCCAACAGCTTGATACTTATCTTTTAACTGTTTTTGAAGTTTACTTACTATTATTAGTTCTTCCGGTAACATTCTTTCTCCTCTCTCTTAGTATTTTAACTCTAGTATGCCAACACCACTCTGTAAGTTTGATGGCATATTTTTCTATGTAAGATACTATTTTATCTAGCATTTCTTATGGCTTCCTTTCCTTTTTTAGCAATAGAAGCCACCTTACTTTTGCCCATAACTTTAGCTCTTTGTTCCATTACAGTTAATATCTGTATCTTACGTGCAAAGGGTTTGTTTACACGTTTTACTTTTGCAACAGTTGCTCTTGCATCTGCTGGTGTAGCAAATTTTATTTTTACTGTGTCTTTAGGATTTTCATCTGTGTAGAGTCTTCTACCAGAACCTTTAGGCTTTTTTCCCGTTCCTTTTTTTGG